AAACATGAAATAAATGCTATGGCTTCCTGTTTTTCAACTTCGCTCAACGCGCTGGGTGCTCCAGGCTTCCCCTTCTCCTTCGTTGTCTGCTCTTCTGTTGGTAGCGCACATGGTTCCCAATATAGACCGACTTGGCCGTGCCTTAAACCGATTTGAGTAGTCGAATCACCTATTTCATCGACTACGCCAGCCCGACGTCCACGTTTGGCTAATAGAAGCCGGAATGTGCCATCCTCCTTTGTTGTTTGAAGGACGCAGATGGCCCTTGCCCAGTTTGTGAGCTCGGATGACCCGAGTCCAACATAGGCAAAGTCGTTTGTGTTCCAATGTGCGCGGCTTTTAGAGTCGCCTTGCGGCTTTCCTGTATGGTGACTCCATACCCATGCGAATTTACGTTGAAATGCAATGGGGTTGCATAGTCCGCGCAGAAATGAGCTGGCGACACTCTGTTGGCTTATATCATCGCCAATATAGCTCAAGAGCGGATCGCCAAAGACTAAGTCGCAGTCGCCTTTCTTATCGAGCAGCCTACCTACAACATCGATGAAATCAGCTCCGGTCTGTGACGTGACACGCGCAAATGTGATGTTCTCTGTTAGCTTGCTTACAGCCTGCGCTTGTGGCAGGCCACAATTTGCGACGACATAGGACATGACGCCCTGCACGATCTCTGCCATATCGCCCGTGTCGTTTTCGGCTTGGATGAATAGGCTTTTCAGTTCGCGTCTTGGCTTGATTCCAAAGAATGGCATTCCTAGCGCCCAGAACATCGCAGCCTGGACGGTCAGCGATGATTTGCCTACGCCTGACTGCCCGACAATGAGCAACTGACCGCCTTGGCATACCCACCGATCTCCGAGAAGTGTTGTGTTGTCCTCCTTGGGGACAAAACTGAATAGTTCCTCGAAACTATGCATTTCGACTCCTACCATTGCCGGATCGGTTGCGTTCTTGATCGCTGCGATGACCCCCCTACGGTTCGCCTCCTTTGATCGAATCCAATCGTTAGCGTCGCCGAATTTCGATGGCGTTCTCACGCGCAGGATATTCTTGCAAACTGAAGCTGCGTCCTGCATCCACCCTTCGGATGGTATCTTTCCATCTTTCTTTGGAGTGTCATTTTGCGGGAATGCGTAGACCTTGCGATCCTCTGCAAAGGCTTCGATGCACTTACCATTGCTTGCTCCCCTCGATGCCACCCACAATACGGTATTCCAACTTTCACCGATCGTATCGGCAATGGCGAGCAAGTCCCATTGCGACTCGAAGAAATAGACGCTCTTGGAGTTTTGATCTCCAAATACGAGCGGCACATTCTGCGTTCCTTTTGGTTCAAACCTCCATCCTCCACCAGCGCATTTGACGTGAGCGCCATCGCCGGATTTGAATGCCGGTTGATCTCCAGATGCGCCAAGTATGTCATTGTCGCGAGCAGTCTTCATTATATTGAAGCTGACGCCCCTTTGCTCTGCGAGTTTCTGCAAGAACTCATCCGTTGCCGCTGCCTTGTATTTGCTCCAGTCGGATGTTGTCGGAGTGCTGGTCTTTATTTTGAAACGTGCAGGTTCAGGACGATTGTTTTGGATCGGCATTCCTGCAATTTCAGCGTAAGCCAACATCGCGTCATGGTTGCTTTTGTTTTCCAGCTTGGCGAGAAAATCGATCTCATCCCCACCTTCGCCTGTGCCATGGTCTTTCCAGCGCCAGCGACCGTTGGCATTGTATATTCCGAACGATGCGTTTTTCTCATCGCGGAATGGTGATTTTGCTTTTGATTTTGCGTGATCTCCTAAGCCGAGTTTTGCCATGAGATCAGGTAATGGCAGTCGTTGCCGGGCTTCTTCGATATTCATTTCAGCCCCCCGTCAAGATACCACCAACCTTGGTCGTCTTTGTGTAATTTGCCCTGCATTGCCATGTGATCGAGCACATGGTCTGCTAGCTTCTTCGCTGCCTGCCAATAAGCAGGATGAGCGCCGTAAGGCAATAATTGCTGTGCTATGTCGAGCCTATCGATTGCGCCGCGTCTACGCGATGAATTGAAGGCCCGAATGACATACTCTTCAAGAGCATGGTCGGGAAGTTCCGTTTGCATAATGTGAAAAAATCCCTTCGCGCTTGTCGGCTGAAAAATTGGCCCATGCAAAGGCTCCGACTCACACGAAGGGAAAATGGATTTTGTTGGTGTTTATGTTGCATGAATGAAAGGCTTTTTCACGGCCTAGGTTTGAATATATTTACTTGTCTCTGTTTGTCAAATAACGCTGCAACGTCTCCTCAGCTTCTTCCTCGATCCACCGAGTTGCCTGCGTTACAACCTCAAGCCACTTGCCGTCGATCTGGATTTCGTAGTCCCAGCGGTAGCAGTCGTCTTGATGATTAGGCCAGCAGCGGAGCGGATATCCGCGCCATTCTTGTTGTTTATTCATCTTGTCCGGATAGGAATTGGCGGAGCCGTCGGTTGTCTTTTCGAAGTTCATCGTTTTCGTTATCTAAGTATTCGATACGTTTGTTTAATAACTCTACAAGCAATTCAAGATCAGCCATCTGTTCTTTAACTAGTCTTGTTAGGTTTAGAAGTCTTGTGATGCCGTCGAACATAATCTGAGATTCTTTCTATGTGTTGTTCCGCCAATGCTCTCCCCTCCGGAGTGTCATCGTATGTATGCTGGTAAACTGGTAGTGGATCGCCCCTTTCGAGACGCAAGCCAACAGGGCAGTCATTCATACAAATACACAGCCGGAGCGAGAGAGTTCCGTTCATTTTTTAGAACGGAATGTCGTCGGTTTCGTCTTGTGGTTGAGCAACGTATCCGTTGCTTTTTGCGACGATATGCTTATCGGTTTTGGCCGCTGGCTTGCGTCGGTTGCCTAGCCATTTTGCTTTCTCGTCACCGAATAGCCAGCGTTCGATGCAGTTGAACTGGTGATCTGGGTTGGTCTGTCCCGGCTCTACGCCTACGAGACAAACCCCCTTCTCGCCAATTAGGTCTTCGGCTTCAACCGTGTGCAAGCGCTCTGGTATGACGGCCCGACCGATGCTCGAAAGCACTTGGTCAACTTTCCATCCTGCTTTTGCTGTAAAGGTGAGATGTTCCCACATCTTCGGCCCATCAATTCCGCTGTCAAGAATGACTTGAACGTCGAGTTTGATGGTAGGGTTTCCGGCTTGGCTCGTCTTCTCGACCGCCTTGATAATTTCGACTTCGTAGGTTCCCGGCTCTACGAAGTAGATGGTCGCTTGTTTTGGTTCGCTTGCTTTGTATGTTGGCATTTTGTGTTTTCTATTTTGTTTTTGTTTGGCGGAGTTGTGTTGTCGGCGCTCCGGCCTTGATCGCCGTTGTATCCGGTTCTACGCCGTTATTGGCGCAAAACTCGATATAACTCTTTTCCGATAGCTTACCGCCCATCGCGAGAATTAGTGTCTCTTTGCTGATACCTTCGGACGCTTTAATGATAGCATCAGTTTCCACAAACTTCCTTCCGCTTACGCTTGTGAGTTTCCAGCCGGCAACCTCGTCCCCGTTTTCGAGACGAGTCTTGAGATGTCCAAGCAAAGGCTCCGCGATCTCTTTCTCCGCCAGTTTCCATTCGCGAATGAAAGATCCGAGTGACTCTGGCGTTGAAAGAATGCGATCTTTGATAGCCTCTATGCTGTTACCAGTTGCTTCGGGAATCAGCGCAATAGCGCTCTCAGCTTGTCGCACGATGGCGTGGCAGTTGTTGTAGTGTTTGCACCATGAGCAATACTCGCAAGGCGTCGGCTTCGCCTCCGCACTTGTTGCTCGGTCTATTGTGCGCTGCGTGATCTGTTTTGCCTCTTCGTAACTAAAGTCATAACTACGAATCATCTTTTGATCGACATATATGACGTGTGCAGTCCATGACGTGTCGAAGTTGTCCTCCATACACGCCAAGGCATAAGCCGCTAACTGCTCACGGTAGTTCCGCACCTGTCCTGTTTTTATGTCGGCGACCCATTTCTGTTCCTTACAAACTGCGTCCGCCGTGCCGAGCTTTGATAGTCCAGGAACTGCCATCGCAAGGTATTCTTCGCGGGTCTCAACGAACGATCCTTTTGCAAGGCGTGTCAATTCCTCAACGCCGTAGGTAATAGCTCCGGCGTCTTCTCCAACTATTGCGACGTCATGTTCTGCCGATATCAGATTTCGGATCGCAAGATCGACCGCCGTGCCGCGGTCTGCCGCCGCACTCGATCCGCCTGCGCCCTCGAAGAGAGCGCACTCGGCGAGTTTAGGTAGGGTGCTTGGTGATATTTCTTTGCTCATATTATTTCAATTTATTTTGTGACAAATAATGGGTATTTTTTGTCACGAGTTTGACTTTCTCCACTCGATAGCCGTATTGACGAACTGATCGACCCGAAGTGCAACGCGATGCAGGTATTCCGGTGCGCAGTCACGCCAAGTCTGTTTGCTCGTTAGGACGCCGCGAGCGATCAAGAACTGGTTCACCGCGCCTTCATGCTCTGCGAGTCGTGCTTGCCAGCCGACCATTTCGTCGGCTTCAACGATATGGTCGGGCTGTTTAGTTGCAACGGCTTCGAACAAGTGCGCGACCGATGCCCACTCTAGCGGGAGTTCTTCCGCAAGGCCGCTGCGGGTTTTTGCGTCGTAGGCGGCGCTGTGCGTTGTGAGTAAGATGCGCTCCTTACCACCGATGCCCTTTCCTTTGCCGCTGTCGGTCGTGCTTACCTTAGTCTTAAACCGTAGGAACCAAAGCTCGTCAGCGAACTCTTTCAAGAGCGGAGCAGATTGTTTGCTCAACTTCAGTTCGTATCGGTCATATGCTGCAAGAGCATCTGGAGCCTCGAAGCGGACGATTTTGGAGTGAGCGATCATCACCACGTTCTTTCCGGAATCGATGAGTTGATCGACGGACGACAGGAACCGGCTCATGCGCTCTGCGACCATAACCCAGCCTTTGCCGAAGCCGAAGTCCTCGATGCTGGTCTTTTTAGTGCTGGCTAGCAGGTCTTCAACGCAAAGGCGCTCTGCCCAGTCTGCGCTGTCGATGACGATGGTTTTGTATTCGGTGGCCTTGGCCTCAGTTAACGTATCGGTTAACTGTTTCCAGTTGCTGATCTCACAGCGGTCAACGTCTAGGTGCGATGTGCCGCCCTCGATGTCCAAGAACAGCGGCTTGGGGAATTTTGCCGCGAATGTTGATTTTCCTACGGATTCGACACCGTAGATGACGACGCGCTGTGCGCGTTGTTGTTTTCCTTTTGTTATTTTCATTTTCTATTTTCCTTTTTGTTTGTTGTTATTTAGCAATGTTATTACTGCTAAAATTGTCTATGAATAAAGCGCCATGTATATTTAAAAACTCATTCCTAATTACATCAATACAGCAATCAAACCATTCTCCACAAACGCGGTATTGTTTAAGTTTATTGTGTATTTGTTTTTCAATTAGTTTGTATGACTCATGCTGTATTGAAAACATTAGACCGAGTATTTTTGGGTTTGATGTTTGAAGTTCTTTTAATCTTTTTACTGGACTACTTTTTGTTAGGCCTATTTTATAATGTCCTTTTGATTCTCCAATACAATACACATATCCACTTTCTTTTTTGTCTGTATTTGTTTTATTTAAATTTAGGGTCTTTTCGTTAAATTCCTTTGGATTAATAAATGTGCTTTCTTGATGATTTACATATCTGCTATAATCACTAATATAGCTGATTGGGTCAATGTCTGCATATGCTTTTGATTCTATTTTGGCTTGAAAAATAGAATCAATCGTAGGAATAAAAAGCTCAAAATCTAAATCACAAAAAATATCTTCAATATTTTCTAGGCATTCATTTAAAGTTTCTGCATTTAATGTTTTTTTCCATAATAAGGCATCGTAAGAATCTTCATTGATATCAATTAAACATTCTAAATTGCATTGCATTGAAAGAAATAAAATCTCTTCTAAATATAAATTTTCACGAGCAAATCCCTTGTTATGCAATGCTATTATTGCACATTTGATCAATCCTAATTGCTCCTCAAAGTTTAATGGAGTTAAAAAATTCCCTAAAAATCTAAAATCATTTTCATTTTTTAATGAATAATCAGATCGTTTAATCGTCTCAATAATACTATCATGTTGTATTAGCAATGATGTTGTAGCTAAATATATAAAATTATCACTTATATCTGAGTATTCAGTATTATATATGCTATAATACCAATAATCATCTTTATTTGATGTAAATGCTTTCATCTTGAATTCGCTGCGTAAACGGCCACAGCAAGAGCCGCCCATGAATGGGATTTGATGCCGTATGTTGGACCCGGCTTGGCCTTTGTTCCCTGCGGCCCGATGAGATCGAGCAATGCTTGGCGAATGTTCGCGTCTTTTGCTCGCATCGTTCCGCATAGAAATAACTTAATATCCTTCCGAAAGATCAACTCGACGTCCACCCGTGCAACTTCGATGAAGCGCCCGATCCAGACACACGTCTCGAATGTGCTCGCGCCTACTGCCATTCCGTAACTGGCGATCATCTCGCAAGCGCAGCGGTCGTATTCGCGACCGATGAGCACTTGGCGGATCTCGGCATTGGGAAGATGGCCGTGGTCAACTATCTTTCCGTGGTCGAATTGTACGAACGCGCTGTGCGTCGTTCCTGGATCGAGTGAGATTATCATTTTTAAGTGCCCTTGTTTTAATTTTATCGGCTGGGAGTGCGAGAACGTCGCAAATTCCTTGGAATGCTTTGCTTTTGATGAAATGAATCGCCGATTCTCTGTCGAGTTCCTGCGCTTCGTTCAACTGCTTGGTCAAAAATACCTTCTCGCTTTGAAGGTCTGCAACGGCCTGTTGTATCATCCCGCACAGAAGTGCGCGGGTGAATTGGCATTCCGCGTCATGTAATTCCGTTTCGGTCATTACCGGCGCTCCCTGCGGGTTTGACGGTTCATCCACCATCTGCGGGTTTGCTCCGCTTCGCAGGTGGCTTTGATGTTGCCTATTAAGTATCCAGCAATGAATGCACAGCAAGTGCAGGTTCCGAAGAGGGCGAGAAATGTGAGTGGTTCCATATATTTAGTTTTTGGTTTCTGTCGTCAGCGGTCTTCGCTTTCGATGGGCAAACATTCTTTCATTCCCTTCAAGATGAAAAGAAAAATTTTCGCGAAGTGCGAAAATAATTCTTAAGAAAAGTCTTTACAAATGAGCGCAACCAATGCCCATGCGCCTCTGTGGGCTTTTTTATTTTGAGATCGGGCGGTATAAATTTACCTCGCGAGCACCTTGGTTCGTCTGTATCGTTGCCTTTTTTGATTCAAGCGTACCTTTCCCAACTGCTGTTTCAACTCGACAAGTGATCGCAGCGACGGTCATTTTTGATTCCGTTGAAATTGCGCGGATCGTTTTCCAGCCTTGCTTGGCTAGGTCTTTTTCACTTTCGACTTTTGTTGTTTGGTAGAAAGCATCCCACGCTTTGGTTACATCGGCAATAGCCAGGGGTTGTTTTGTCTTCGTTCGCATAGGTTGATGTTTATTGAGTTATCTTTGTAATAACCGTAAGCGAAGCCCTGCGACCACCCGAACGTGGCTCTTCGCGTGCTCGCGTATTCCATATCAAAGCGCGCCAGCATTCCGACGCAATATCCCGACGGCCCGTCAAGCGTGCGTGCGCGTTCCCATCCTACGCGGTGCAGGTGGGCCAATACGCATTGGCCGTATGTTTCTGCATGATCGCGGATGGCCTGCACGTTATACATATAGCCGTGCAAAAACTTGGTTCCACCCAGCTCGTAAAAGGATCGAATGTGATACGGGTATAATTTCGCTTTTAGTTCCTTCGCTGTCTTCTCAATAGCTTGGATGGTGAGCGTGGCGGCGTGAGCCGCAAGCGCGTTGGGAGAAGATGCGAGTTTGTAGAGCCGGGCCTCGTGGTTCCCGTATAAAATATGTTGCGGACGCAGTTCGTGCAGGAAGTCAATGCCGGCGCTGAGATCGTCGCTGATACTCGCAGCGCGGTCGCTTGAGTTCGGGTCAGAAATAGCACCAGATCGGAAAGCAGCCAAGTCCAGGAAGTCGCCGAGATGGATAGTGGTCTGGGGGCGAAAGTGCTGTTGGAATTTTAAGACGGCGTTGCGCGCTTCTGGGTCGATCTGATCTCCATGAGAGCATCCGACGGCCATCCATTTTTTCCAGCCTTTCATTTGAGTTCTGGAATATTTCGCTCGCTACGTTGCTCCCATATCCAAGCGCGGACGGCTTCCATCGTGTCTTCGTCCATTTTTGCAAACGCTCCGGATTCGTGTTTGAGAGCGCTTCGGAGTTCTTGGTCTATGTCATCCACCAAGATCAGAATATCAAGCGCCTTGCATGCCACCTCGTGCTCGTATCGCTCGGTCTCGTCGTATTCAAGTGTCATTTTCATGCTTCGTCCTCCTCCTCTTCTTCTTCCATGTCTGGAAATAAAATACTGAACGAGTCCCCCGCGAGTCCCTCGACGGCGTATTTATTGCCGAATACAAATTCCCCGTGCATGGTCTCACCGCCTTGTTCCCAACTGACGATGGTCAGCCCGCAGTCGTAATGCTCCGACAGAATGCGCTTCGCTTCCGCGAGTGCTTCCGCACGCTCTGATTCAACCGTCGGTTGTTTCCGTTTTTTCAAGCGAGGATGTCTATTTTTTTAGATACTCTAGTGCGGAGGATGGCGAGCATTTCGCGTTCGGTCATGCCCTTCGCCCAATGCGGACGCATCTGATAGTGCGGCTCGTCAACAAATTTCCAGTCTCCGCCCCATTCAAGGCCGAGCGACTTTCCGAGCGTGCCTAGCTCGTTGTAGAGCGGGTGCTCTTCGCAGTACTCTTTGCCGCGAAAGATGCCGATATCGAAAGCGATGCCGAAGTTGTGATTTGAGTGGCCGGCAGGCGCCATCGTAATTTTCTTCCCTGGAGTCGTACGGCCCCGCGCATAGATCGCGTCTTGCTCCATATAACTCCGAGTGCCGCTGATGATCTTAACGTCACATCCAACTTTTGCAGCAATCGTCTTTGCAACGCCTAAAAAGGCCCGTGCGGCCTTTTGAGCTTCTGGGTGAAGCGTTGCAAGCTGGATCTCGCTGCGGTCGTCAAAGGTCATTTTGCCAATCCTTGAATATCTGGTAGCTCGTAGCAGAATGTTCCGTAATCAGTGCGAACGCAGAATGACGGATTCCCGTATCCCGCGCATGAAGTCAAGAATGCCATTCCCAAGAACGCAAAGGAGAGAACAATCATCCAAAGCGCGATGGATTTAGCGCTCATTTTTCTTTGCGGAAGATTTCAATGAGTCCGATGATCGCCGCAAGCGCCGCTCCTATCGCGTCCCATTTTGCAGGCTCCAAGCTAAGACCGGCAACGGCTCCGATTATCGCGACCCCGCGAATGGTTGACGGTTCCTTCAATTTTGCGAGTAGTGTTTTCATGGTTTTTTAGGTCGAGTCATTTTATACAACGATACTGCACCGATGCAAATTCCCATCAGAAGCGAGAGAATGCGGAGCCACGCTTCAACCTCGCTGAATGAGATCAACACAGCGGCAGCGGGCGCGGACGTTCCAACGAATGTATGGAAAGCGTGGTTGTCCATTATCCAATCGAGCTTTGATTTATTAGTTCCTCTGCAAGCGTGCATGGTTGAAGAATAATCGTGTTGCGCTCTCCTGCTGTCGTTAGCTCGATCTCAATATCAGCCGCAACCGACGTGCTGTTTTCTAAATAATCGCGCACGCCAAATGTATTGAAATTAACGGAAGCGGTTTTTGCTGGGTTTGCAAGCAACCCGGATGTTGCTTGTAGCAGCGGCATATTGAATGCTGACTTGCGATTTACGAACGTCACGTTGAAAAAGTCATTCAGGCTTTCCACTGCTACGTTGTTTGAACCAATCGAATCGAGTGCAAATAAAGCAGATTGAATATCGGCGGCATTGCAATTTGAGACTATCGGCGAGGTCTGACGCAAGACCGTTGTAAATACGCTTGCACCAGATATCGTCGCCGTTCCGTTTGATATTATTCCAGAATTTAAACTTGTTCCCAAAAAGAATCCCGTTGCCGAATATATTGACCTGACCCAGTATTGCGTGCCTTGCGTATAACCACTTATAGCACTAAAACCAGTCAATGTAACAACCTGATCCTGAGCCAAGCCATGGTTTGCGGCTGAGAAAATCAGACCGCTGGTTAAAATAGAATTGATATTTACCGAGTATGTCGGAACGGTAATACTAAAAGACCCTTGCGCGGGAGTCCTTGAAAAAGAGATTTTCTGAACTGCATTCGTTGAGCTGTTGCCTGTTATTGTTTGCGTGATGCTAGTTGTTACCGCCGTGCCGACGTCCGCCCAAGTCGGTTGATATGCAGCAGGCGCAAGCCTAAGCTGCAACTCTTGTATCTCGGCGGTTGTGGCGTCTCCTGCTAGGCGTTCGTCAATGAGTGCCGAGGCTGTCGGGATTAGGTGCGATACGTCCGCTGTGATCGCGCTTCGAGTGCCTGCGGAGTTAAACGAAATGATAAAATTGCTTCCCATCGAACCATCAACCGACACCTTTCCGATGCTTGTGATTGCTGAAAGCGAGTTGAGCGCGGAAGATATCGCACCAGCAGTTGCGCTATATCCGATGGCTCCGCTCGTTTCGCCTCCGAAAGAGAGCGTAAATGTTCCGCTTATCGGGACACCCGTGCGAGTTCCTACGCCAAATTTTACGCTCGATCCGGTCATATCGACTACACTAAACGGCGTCGAAATGTTGCCCGTGGCCTCAAGGAAATAAAGGTTGATCGGGCCATTATCGCCCTTCACAAAGCGAGGCGGAGCGGATGGAGTGAAGTTCGTCAGGCTCGTAGCCAGCCTGCGGTTGGTCATGTCAATAAATAGGTCGCGTGCCATTTAATTGTTGGTTTTGTCAACAGCTTCCCACTTGCCTAGGGGGCAGGCTTCGGTCGCCATTCTTAGTTTTGCCCATGTGCTACAGCCGCACTTGCGGCAGCGGCCCGTGGAGTTTAAAGCGGCGGCGTCCCACTCGGGACAGGCGCGGCATGTCGCTTCGCGGGTGGCGAGGACTTCGGGTGGCGTGGTGGCGAAACCGGATCGAGCGAAGTGAATTGATGCGCGTGTAAATTTTTCAGCAGATTGAGCCAGACGCCGAAATTCTAAAATGTGAGCAGGAAGAGTCATCAAAACACAAAAGATGGCGGAGGGACAATATCAGGAAAAGTATTATCAGTAATATCAGTATGACATGGGAATGAGATTCCATTTATTGTATATTGCTGATCAACGCAAGTCATTGCCCATGATGCCGAGCACTGCAAACATTTTCCAGTAAACAAAAGATTTAATGTATTATCCCCTCCCATTTGAAAACAATTTGAGTTGGGTTCCAGTATCGCAATATAAAAATTTCCATTTACATTCCAAATTCCGTAAAATCCTCCATCCTGAGAAGTCCAGTATACTGGCGCCGCGCCGTTGCATGTGCCAGTCGTTGCATTTCGCATTATCGTTAATAATTCGCTTGGAATAGAAGTTAAGCACCCGCAACAACACGCGCACTCGACGGCGCGGAGGCCGCCGCCTGCGATATCGGTCTTGATCTTGATAGCGTTGGAAGCGGTACGGCCTAAGATCATTTTAGCATTCCTCGGTTGATATCCAACTAAGCGATCCACTTATCGCGCCTAATACATATGTCCCTGCGGTCGGAGCGGACAGCCATCTAGGAGCGCCATCTATTGCGATTAAAACGGATTGATCTGATGGTATTGGTGGGAATTTCAGTTTTCGCGCCGGATATCCCCCCAGCCCTTGAGCCGTTTCGATGTAATCTGGGTCAACGTGTAATGTCGCAAATACAAAGTTGCGCATCAAATCTTTTGAGCTTAATTGATATGGATATCCATCATACGTGGACTTTTTAGATGCCTTAACTAGATCGTCGAAATTGATTGGAGGATCGTCACTCATACAAGCGGAATTTCAAATGATCCTCCCCCCATTGTTTTACCGTATTCGTTTGTGGCAAAAAGTTCGACTATATATATCCCATTAGACAATGCGCCTAAATTTTGCAATACGCTGACGCTGGAAAATACACTTGAAAATATTGTCGTATTCGTTTGATCGGTAACTGAAACTGAAATCTCTTTTGCATTATTTAATTCCAACGCGGTTAGCGTTGCTGTTTCCAGCAAATAATTTCCAGGAGCCACAATAGACTCTTGCACATCGAAATAAATTACATCCATTCCACTCGTGGCGGCAGAATTGAATTGACGAAAACTTGGAGCCTGCTTCCTGTAAAACGGGACGTCGATCGCCGGAATATATTGTTTTCCTGTCGCGTCAATATATTGCATCGTTAATTCATTGAAATTGCCGAAATTAACTGAGTCAAATCTTGATATTTGGAAGCTGTTATTTAGTTTAACTCCAGAAAAATCGCCGTGAAAATTGCTTGGCGTAATATTATAAACAGAATTAAAATCCGAAGGTTTAAAAACCTTTTCTGCAATATCATTTCCCTCGGTATCGAATATACCGACCGTTCCAACCGGAACCTCACTAGGTGGAAATGAGTTTTTAGGAATTACTTTTTTTATGATAGGTAATGATTTTACAACTGGTATTGATCCTAATCCTATCTCCTCGACTACAACATAATTTTGAAGCGGATCATACGACGCTTCATGAACGTAAAACCCAATCGTTGACGGCCCAGCAACGCTATCTACCGAGCCGTTTGCGTTGCTCCGTCCATAAGCCGTAATCGTCGCTTTTATGAATCCATTTCCCATGTCGGTGTATTTTGGAGCCGTAAAAATATAAGCTCCGTCGATACATGGAGTTGAATCTTCAATTAAGTTGCCGACTTGAAAATAGTTGTAGTCAACGTTTTTGTTTGCACAAATGTAATCCTCTTCGATCATGCAAAGCCCTGACGCCCAATTTGTGATTTTCCGATTGGGTTGCAGGATCCAGCCATCTTTTCCGTAATGTATGTAGCTCATATTAAATTAATGCTGCGACAGGGAGTTTTTTCTCAAGTGTTTCGACGGTGGTTTTGATCGTTTCTACGAAGCCCTTTATTGTTTCAAGCAATCCGGTTGCGCCCGACTTCGCGGCCACATCAAGCTCGATGCCGTCTTTGACAGAGTCGCGAATACCACTCACGGACTTTTCCGCATCCAGCTTTGCTTCGACTTTTGAAAATGCAGTATCAGTTGAATTTTTTGCTTGCGTATAATCAACTAAAAGTTTTGCGTTAAGTGGATTACCTCCTAAGTATTTAACGATTTCACGAATAGATTCTTGCCCCTTTTCGCCTGAAATCGGATTCGCTGCAAGATCCTTTTTAATTTCATTCATTTTACGGACAACTGCCTCAATTTGCTCTTGGCCGGTTTGACCAATTTTATCGACTCCTAATTTTTTTGCTAGGTCAGGGAAACTTTTTTGCGCGAAATCGGTTCCAAGCAATTTGTCCATTGCTTTCAATTCTTCGCGTGCTGCTTTCGCTGAATTGCTTGCTTTATTCAAGGCCTCAATTTCTTTCATATTTGAAAGCGTCTTTGAAAATCCAACGGCAGAACCAAGATCTTTTGCCATTTCAGCCGCCTTTTTTGCCGCTTCAAAAAACAACGGATTCCCTTCTTTGTCTTTATAAACAATATTTTTTGAATTGTTTGCGGCGATTGCCATGTTGGTTGCAAATACAGCGGCTTGTTCTTTATCAAACCCCGCAGCCAAGGCTTTCTGAACATCCTCGGCGTATTTTTTGCTTTCCTGCAAAGCGGCGACTCGCTCTGTATCGCCAGCGGCTTGCGCTTGGGCTATCTCAAGCTGAAATGCAAGTTCTTGTTGCTTTAGAGCATTTTGTTCGGCTTGTTTTGCGGCTTTTTCTGCATCGACTTCAGCTGCTTTTGCCTGTCCTTTTTGATACTCGTCGAAATACTTGCGAGCCTCTTGCTCTGCCGCCGCTTGAGCTTTTGTTGTATCATCAACAGCGGAAGTTTGCGCAGTTTGTGAAGTTGTGATTCCTTGAGTCAACCGGTCTATCTCTGCCTGATGCTCTTCAATTCCTGTAAATAAAGGCGGAACACCTTCCATATTCGCTTTGAAACTCTCAGGTATGTTCCCCATCGATTCGCCAGCTTTTTCAGCGGTCAACTCCGCGTGAATTGGAATTGCATCAAGAGCTGTTTTTACTTCATTTGCAGATGTCTCGGCTTGATACCTAAATGTATCAGCCATTCCAGACTTTCCTATGGCATCCATAAAATCAGCCATAACTAAATACAATTTTTCTGATATATATCCAGAAATCAAATTCCCGAAATCTTGGAACAAAGCAACAAGCGGCCCAGTTGAACTAAACTGATCCATTATGAAATCACCGGTTGTTTTAAATGCGGCAACCATGCTTGCATAAATACTATTCCCTGTTTCCTTGAATTGAATCTGTATTGCTTGTGCAACGATTTTAAATGCCGTTCCCATTTCCCCAGCATCAATCGCATCCACGGCTGCTTGGAATCCCTGCATTCCTGCACCAGCCCCAGTAAAGAACCCAGCTAGGTCTTGACCTAGTTTTGTAGCGTCAATTCGAGTTAATGCTGTTGTTAGTGCATCGAGTGCAGGCTTTACTTTGTCAATAATTCCAGCCGCAAATTCAACGAATTTACCACCAATAACGGTTAGGTTATCGCTAATTTTATCAAACTGAGCAGCTCCGGCCTTCATCACTTCTGGCAACGATCCGAGTTGAGCCTTTGCCGTCTCAATCTCGCCATCCATATTTGCAAATACTTGGTTCAATGCCACGCCAGATTCACCGAATATCTCCATCGAGACGGCTGCACGCTCCGCTGGGTCTGGAATGCCAGCGATAGCTTTGCCTATGGCTTCAAGTTGCTCATCTGGTGATAGGTTTTGAAGAGTAGAAAGCGGGATACCTAATTGAGTAAATGCGTCTGCGGCCTTGCTGCTGCCATCGCCAGCATCCACAATCGCCTTTTGCATCTTGTTTAGGATAGGGCCAAGCGAATCGGCTCCGACTCCCGTGTTTTGGAATGCTCGCTCTAAAATCAATACTTTATCGACAGCAACGCCCGTGCGGTCTGAAAGCTCTGCAAGCCTGCCACCCATATTCAACGCATCCCCAAAGCTCTGCACGGTCTTCTGTGCAGCGGCAAATGCGGCGTCAATAGCCGCTGTTCCAAGTTTAACCGCTGCGCCCGCAATTCCTGCGCCTATTGCTATTTCGCCAAATCCTGTTTTGCTTTTTTTCCCAGCGTCTTCGGAATTATCCCCAGTTTTTTTGATATCAGAATTAAGTTTTTCGACATTTGGCGATGTCGCTGTGGACTGATCTCCTATTGCCTTAATCCTTTTCTCCATGCTCTCGACCTGGCCGATGCGCTTCATCGTGCTTTCGAGTTCGGTCATGGAAAGCTCGCCGCTCGATACTTTCCCCTTTAGATTAGTAAGCTCGTCTTGAACGGCCTTGAGTGTTTTCTCAAGCCCTGTGTCGGTTGCGCCAAATTCTACGGTTACGTCTTCCATGTCGTTATGTTTCTTTTGTGGTTTTTTGTCTCTTTTTTAGGATGGCTTCTAGTTGCTTTTTCATTTTTGTAACGACGACGGCTTTGGCAAATTCTTCTTCACTCTTTGGAATGACATTGCTTGCCCATGGAATATTGTTTGTCATCTCAACTCTTGGGTTTTTTAAGTCTGATGTCATGTCTTGAACTGATCCAGACCCCGATTTCATCGCCTTTATTACCCACTTAGGGAAGGTGCTTAACAATGAGCCTTTATTTACCATTTTTAATTGCGTGGCACAATTTGCCCATCCGCCTTTCGACATACCAACTCTCTTTTGAACCTCTGCAATGTATGTCTCTTGATCCGAAACGGACGCAATAAATAACTTTGACCCTCGTGACTTTGTGCGGCCTGTTGTTTTATTGCGAGCCTCGTTATGCACGGATTTAATTTTGCTCGCATCAATAACTTCCATCCCTGTCCACTTGTTCAAAAAACCGATGTTGCGAAGAATAATCTCAACAATATCAAATCTACCGCTTTTTATCAAAACCTTGAGCCGTGCCTTGATCTTTTGTGATCCAACTCTATCAGCGTATTCGTCAAGTTGATTTGTGTTTTTAATAATCTTCCCGATGTCATTCTTTACGCGAGTTGTCCCGGCTGTTTGCTCATCTCCGAACGGCTGCGTGCGCCTCGCCAACTCCACGCAAAGCAAGCGAGCGTTGAGCATGACGGCGTCAGGAATCGTGACCTCGCGGATCTCAGCGTAGTCCCTCATGATCTGCTCAAACTTCACACTCTCGAATTTGAATTTTGCCATATTTAGCTAGGGTATCTTCAATAGTGGCGAGAGCGTCAATATCAACGCTGGCGTTGTTCCGCGACCAAGGCCTGTGGATTCCATTTGTGTAGTCGTCAGCCTGGAGCAACTGCAAGCCTGCCGCGAACGGAAGCTCTTCAAGAATGTGAACGAAGCCCCAGCCGGTCAGCTTAACGAGTCTAAAAACGTAAGCTGCGAGCCAGTTGGGGCTATTTAGTTTGGGCTTCCCGATCCCGCCTTAGCTTCTGTCGCCGATGCGTTGTAAAGCTCGAAAGCGGAGTTCATTGCGTCCGACATGGCGCCGACTTCAAGATGATGCGCCATATTCTTTTCAATCCAAGAATCGACAGCGTTAACGAATGCTTCCTTGTCATTGACGACAGAACGAATCGCGCTTGTAGGCTCGCTGTGCAAGAATGCAAAGGCCGCTGCTTTCCATACGAGATCCATGTTGCCGCTGAAAATCTCGTTGCGTTGCATCCAAGAAATTGTAAGCGCCGTAATCGGCCGCAGGATGCGTCCGTTCACTTTCTTCGGGCCGTCCTCCATTGCTTGGATGCGGAGAATTTCGTCGTCTTTTACTAGGTCTGTGTTTTGTGTCTTTTTCATTATTTTAAAAATCTGGTCATCTCTTGCTTGGTCTTGTCGGAAGCGTTCTCCGAAATGGCAATGCGCTTGCCGTTGTGCTCGATCTCGATCAGGCGCGGAGTGTTGCGGATGATGTCCACAAGAACGTCGCGGTTTGCCAATGCAGCGCGGATGTAGCAGAGCGGATTCTCTGGGTCTTTTGCTTCTAGCTCATCCCCATCTTTCGTCATCTGGCGATAAACCTGCGAAGCATCTTGGCCCTTGTCGTTTTCGCCTTCAAACCAAAACTCCGTTGACTCTTTGCCGTCGGTGCGAACCAGTCGAGTGACAGGTGGAAAGTTCATTTTAAAGCCCATTGTCGCGAGTGCGACGGCGGATTTTAGGTTGATCGTGTGAAAGAATTTCTTGTTTGCGTCCATATATTTAAAAAAAGGCGGCTCCCTTTAGCCGGGGAGCCAGCGGCATGAGCCAGGGTTGTTAGACGATCTCGGGATACTGAGTCGCGGAAACGGTGATGGTCTTGAACGTGCCAGCGCCTGTCTTTTCGGAAACGGAATCGACGATAACTGCACCGCCGGAAACGCCGTATGATGTCGTATCGTTGGCGAGCGTAAGGACGTTGGCGAGTTCGTAGGCAACGCCGCCGTTGATGACGCCATCGAGCGAGATCGTGGCGGACTTGTTGAAATACGCAACTGCGACGGTATCGCCGAGAGCGTCCATTACGGTTGCTTTATCGCTCTGAACGGAGCGCGAGAAGGAGTTGAGCAAAAGCCCAGTTTCTTGAAGGAGTCCGAACTCAACGCCGGACGCTACGGATGATGTGATGACAGTTGCTGGCATAGTAATTCGCGAAAATTGTCAACTCGCGAAAAGCGCGGCGTGGACGGTGATCGTAACGGAGCGTTCAAAATGACGCTCGTTTGGCGAAAGCGATACCGGTCCGTCCCGAAGGAGGCCGAAAACGAAAGCATATTGCGGGCGCACGGCGTGTAACTTTACCTTGAGGTCGGCAATATCATGCGAAATACAGAGCACCTGTGACCACAAATTTTCCATTGCCATTTGATCCATATCGTCAGCCTGCACGATCAATGCTATATCGACGCTGAATTGGAAAATGGCGGAGTCGATAATGCTCTCCCGCTGTCTTGTGCATTTCACGAAGCACGCTGGCAATGTCATCGTTCCGAAGTTCTCCGCTGCTGTTACCACCAAGGCGCCCTGCATCTCTTGCTGAAGCGCAAGGACGAAAGTATCAGTAAGCGCCTTCTCCAGCGTCAGAGTGTATGTCGAGTCCGTTATCATTCCCTTGGGCGGTAACGTCAACAAGCCCAAGCCGCGCAATCTCTGCATCGCATTCGTCTTTTGTTCCTACAAACAATACGCTTTGCGTCGAGATAGCTTTTTCTGTTTCGTCGAAAAAGATGATCGTGCTCTCATCGTAAACGAGTTTCCATGCGGTTGACTCGTCGAATGCCCAGCCCTGATCGTTCGGTTGAATTATCATGCTATTGTGAGAGTTGACGTTGCAGACGTGTAAACTCCCGTTCTGCCTGGAGCACCAACCAAAGTTACAGATGCGTAGGTATTAGTCGTTGTCCCTTGGAAAAAACGAAATGTCATGCCTGCGGTTGGCGGAACATTAAAAGAAACTGAAAGACCGGCTCCAAATGTTGCGGTCGCCGTTGATGCTCCATTGGTTTTCGACGCCAAGATCGAACCAGAGGTTCGCGTTGTTGATCCGGTGTAAGTCAGCGTTGACGCAGTTAAATTAAGTATTCCGTTACCTGTTTTGTTTATAGTTCCGCTACCAGCGATATTGCCTGTAACCGTTATTGTATTCGCTCCGGACGTGCGATATTGAAACGTGGTTCCCAAATTTAATTGAAAATTGTTTGGAATAGTTACGTTACCGCCTGTAATAATTTGGCATTGTCCTTGAGCCGTAAAAATCCCTGTTCCGAAAGCATTGCCGGACGTAAATGTTATTGTTGCGGTTGCGGAGCTTGGTGCAAATACCGTTCCACCGGAGTAAGTGTTGTTCCCTCCGAGAGTAAGAGTCCCCGACCCAGTTTTTGTTAAATAACCAGTTCCGCTAATTACGCCGTTTAGGGTTGAAGCAACCGTTCCTGATATCGTTATTTGCCCGTTGTTTATTTGTGTCGGCCCTGTGTAGTCACAGGCTCCCGAAAATGTAAGGCCACCGATGCCATTTTTTACAATGCCTATTGTTCCTGAAATATTAGTCGACACGATAATCGCCAAGTGTTGCATAAACTGCAAAAATGAGGACGAGACGCTAATAATTCCCGTCACGGTAGACCCCTGAACTCTCGCTCCAGTTGAATCGGTCAGTATCATCCCACAATAATATAGAGCGTGTTTGCGGCCGGTGAAGTGATGGCAGAATATCCAGCGGACGTGATCTGCATCATATTGGTGAGCTGAGTTGCGCCCGTGATTCCGCTCGTTACCGATGTGACGTAAGCCCCTGCCACCTGTTTTGCGTTGAACGTAGTCCAATCTGTTGCGCTAAGGTATCCATTCGTTGTCGCAGTTGCGACCGGCATCGAAATAGTCGGAGTTGTCCCCCCGCTCGAAACAACGGGTGACGTTGCTCCGACTGATGTGACTTTCTCGCTGAGATCCGCTGAGAGTCCGCTGATCGTGCCGATCGTAATTGTTTGGTTAGTCCAAAGCGTGACCGCAGAGTTCCAAAGGATCGTTTGGTTATTTTGTGGCGAAGTGATTAGAACATCATGCAACTCATCAAGCTCAAACCCATTTTGCGGCCTAATGTAAAGTTGACCATTACCAGCATTGGCGCGTTCGACAACTCCGATAAAAACAATGTGATTGGGTTGTGTCGGTTTAACTCGTGTAAATGTTCCTGGTGTATTCCCAAGATAAATCGAGTCACCTTCGACATACGGCGACCCTAGCGATAATCCGTCGATCGTACCTTGCGTAATGATGAATCCATTTTGATTTGCACCAATACTCTCGGCAACAATGCCGATAGTTTTTGATGAACTTGCGTCAGCTGCGTTAGATGCACGTTTGACGCTGGCGCGGTTGCCAGTTGCGCCGAAAAGATAAACAACTTCGCCCTTATTTAGGGTCGTTGCCTCGGCATTGCGGACGTAGGCAACAAGCATTGATCCCATTTGAAGCTGCAAATTGCCGCCTGCCAATCCGACTTGCGGAGCGCCTTCGGTTGCATTCCAAAACATCTTGCCAATAGCATTCGCTTCGGTCGCTGCCGTGTTGAAATTAAGCGAGTCCGCAGGAACGTCTGCCAGCATCGAGATCGTACGCGACTGCGAAAAATCACCGCCGCCTGTTAGCCCTGTGCCTGCCGTGATCGCTGTTACTTTGAGCGCCTTTGCATCAAGTTCAGCTTGCAAGTCGGTTTGGTTGGATAATGTTCCTGTAATACTCCCCCACGTTACGCCACCGACTGCTATCTTGTTATCTAACGCGGCTTGCAGATCGAGTTGGTTTGAAAGCGTGCCGGTAATACCGCCCCATATCGCTGCACCGCCTCCGCCGCCACCTGTGACCCATTGCGTATCATAATCCGCATTGCTTTTCTTTGCGAGAACCTGCCCTGTAAGTCCGCCTGTAATAACTCCCGCTCCTGTATTTCCCGTGTCGCCCTTCTGGCCCTGCGATCCAGTTGGCCCCGCTGCGCCCGCTACCAACTCGGTGCGTAAAATCGGTTGATAGTCTGTCTCTGGGACTTCGCGCCCCTCGTCTTCTGGAAAGAAAATGCTCATTTGTTAATGTCCTCTAGCGTGAAATCGACGGATACAGCGTCTTGGGAAAGCTCGGCTGACGTAACGCGAAAGCGACGGCCACCGATAACGAGAACGTCACCGAGAGAAATAGTCTGAACGAAAGCGTCATAGATCGCCGTAATGGTCATGGATGCGGAGTCCATGAATCCGCCATCCGCAAGGCTGTTGTCGCGCCGGTATGTTGTCCTGTTCGCAAGGAAGTTGCGCTCTCCGAACGTAACTGCCAAAGGCAGTTCGTTCATGATCGCGCTTAAATCGTTCGTAAAAATGTCGAGCAGTCCCACAAAAGGGACGATGCGTCAAAACTTGCGCTCGATACGTCGCTGGTTCGGATGCTTGAAATCGTGCTTCGGGCTGTCCGAAATATGAACCCAGCTTTTACGAAGCGCGGACGCAAGAATGCTGGTCGAAGTGTTGATCGTGACGACCTCTTGCGCGTCCCGAATGTAGGCGCACATATATTCTATGCTTTCAAACTCAGCCATGCCGTGAGCAGCCTTTCCAGCGCAAAGCACGGGCCGTCCGTTTGCGACTTGATGCGCGATGGTGATAACGTCTCGAACGTCGATCTTTTTATCTTGGCTGTATCCGGTCGGAAAACAAAGAACCCAAGACTTGAGTTCGGGTGGAGTGACTATTGCGGGAGAGTTGAGAACAATCTGCCGATCTATGTCTTTTCCTTCGGGGAAAAGTCCGTAAACATAGTCGCTCCAGCCTAGTTCGCTCGCACAAAAGTCTTCGTGCAAGTCTGGCCATATTTGAAGGTTGATGATGCGGTGGAATCCGCTGTGATCATTCTGTGGGTAAAGCGGCTTGCAGTAATCCACCATTTCGAAAAGACCGTGATACTCCGGCAAGCACTCAAACATGACATTGTGGCCTTGATCCGCAAAATGCTTCGCTATCGGTAAGCAACGCGCAATGTATCCGAGTCGCAAATGGTAAACAATGAGGATGTTCAAAACTTATAGTATTGTTCCCGCGTTTTTCCTGCCACCCACCCGTGGAATCCGAAGGAGCGATCCGGCCCCGCTGTATTTTCTTCGATGTAATGCTCCCAAGAGAACGCCGCCGCTACGTTTACCGGAGCGTATTTGATGCCGTTATCTCGAAAACCTTGCTCCATTGTGCGACACAAGAAAACATCGCCTGCCTCGCCCTTCCAAAGCGCCTCGGCCTTTGCTGCCATTTGCAAGAATTTCTGACTCTGGAGCGTGAATCCGGTATTGCCGACACGATGTCCGACGTTCCAGAACGCTGGCCAAGGCGCACCGATCATATCGTATTCGAGCCAGGAATCCTGCCATAGATGCGGATTTGAAATAAACCCGTCGTGCGTGCAGATAAGCGCGTGCGAAGTGTCGATATAGTCGGCAAAGCGACCCAGTTCCCAGTGCATCGCTTGTTTATAGGTGCAATCTTCGGCGATATAAACGGCGTCACCGAATCCACCCAATCCGCAAAGGTGTTTAAATAGTTTCTCGCTTTGCTCGTGTCTTGATTTCAGTCCTTCAAAGACGATAAGAGTGACATCTTTATTCATTGATCAAATTCCTTAGTTCTCGATTTTCAAATGTTAAGCGCAATACCTCGTCTTGCGAATCTCGTAAACTTTGCCATCTGGCACTTAGTTTCTCCCGCGCCTCGTCCCGCTCTCTACGCAGAACACAGATTGGCCTTTGGCATTCGTTGTGGCATGAATGAATTGCAATGACATCTATGTTGTTTAATTTCCTTCTCGCCTCGTCGCGCTCACGCTCCAGTTGCTGTGCCCACTCGGTCGGCACGACATGATTTCCTCGCGCGATGTCGTCTGTTTCTGGTGTTGGTCGGTCACTCATTTCGGGTGGAGTTCTTCAAAAATTGCCTTCGCTCTTTCATATTCCGCAGGATCGTTGCCGCGCTGATATGTCGCATCGAGCGGACGCTGTTCAAAAAACGGGTGATGATGAACGACAGCAACATCACGAGCATCCACAATCGCCCCATTTTTCGCGGCACGAAAGGTGAAGTCTGTGTCGCTGTATACGTTTCGGAATCTTGGGTTGAATAGTCCATGCTGTTCATAATATTTGCGCGTAAGAATTGCCATGCATAGTAATTCGTCTTTTCTATATCCGTCCGAGATCCGAAGCACTTGCGGCTGCGAAATGTCGAGTCGCTTCTCAATCATGTCGTCCCACCCTGGCGGGCATTCCCAATCATCCGAGAGCTGAATAATAATATCACCAATCGCTTGCGCGGCTCCAAGGTTCCACGCTCCGACGGAAAAACCACCCTCTTTTTGCGTCACAGATCGGAAGCGTTGAAGAACGTCCGCCGTAGTGTCGTCGTGATCGACTGCAAAGATATGTTCCACGCGCTCTGGGTGTGTTGCGCGGGATAACCATAACGTCATACATTGCACGGCCTCTACCGGCCTTCCTCGCGTTGCATGGACAAGAGAAATTTTGGGCTTATTCGATCCTGCTAGGGTTTCACGCTCGATCTCTTCGGCGTCTTCGTTGCGTCCGAGAAGTCGGAGCACCCATGCGTAGAGCTGATCGCCCTTCCACCCATACCACTCTTTTCGGTGCGTCCATTGTGGAAACTTAGGCGTCGGCACTTCGAGCATTTCTTCCACCACTTTTAAAGCATCTTGGTATTTTTTATCATCAAGCAGAATGCTAGCCTCAAGTCCGTAGGCTTCGCGTCTCTTTGGCTCAAGCTCTCTCGCCTTGCGTGCAAGGTTGAGTGATGTTGCTCCTGACGTCAGGTTAGCACAGTTTAACAATACTTCGTAGCGGTTAACGCCATCCAGATCGCTCAAGGCCAAGGCTTCTGCTCCGTATTTCGCAGCAAGTTCTTTGTTGCCTGCGATGAAGTTCTCGTAATGTAGGTAAAACTTAAAATGCGATGTCATCCGGTCTTGGTGCATCAAGATGCGGCGGTTGCGCTCGCTGCTGTTGCGATGACCGAGCGGCGGTTGGTGCGTGATCTCTAGATCGCGGCGCATATAGACCTGCACGTCTTTCGTTGGCTGCGCGTTTTCATGCACCGGACGATGCCACCATGCCGTGTGATAGCGGAAGAAACGCTCGCGTGGCGCGCGTTTGCCTTGTTCTGGGATAACGTAGTCGGTCAATATCCAGTCTTGTTCTGGTGGGCATTCTTCAAGCGCGGCGAGCGTAGGCGCGACCATGTGCGGCTCAATAACATCGTCGCAGTCGGCCCACATTACCCATCCGTCTTTTCCGGCTAGTTCGTAGGCCTTCGCGAATGCTTTGTTGCGAGCCTCGCCGAAGTTGTCGAGATGTTCCCAGTCTGCGACAAGCGGAGAGTTGAGATATTCGTCAACGTGGCAACCAAGTTCCTTAGCAATGTCCAAAGTGCGGTCTGGCTTGAGTGCTCCGATTGCGCGAACGATAACAATCTCGTCGCATATTTGCTGGAGTGACTTAACGCATCGCTCGATGCGCGGTTCTTCGTTGCCGCAAATTAAGCCTGCGACAAGCTTCTGTTTTTGTTTCATGTTTACTCTTGAAGTATATGTCAACAAAAACAAAAAAGCCACCCCTTTCGAGGTGGCTTCTTCGATGCTTACTTGCGGGGAATCTTACACGTATCCGGTTGTGATGCGGATGATGCTGGAACCGTCGATGACTTTCTCGGCGCTGTTCTGACGAACGCGGAGAACGTCAGCGCGGCGGGCTTCGTCACGATAGGTTTCGGAAACGAAAGGCACGGGACTATCAGCAGCCCATACAATTGTACGACCGAATCCACCACCCGAGAAATCTCCTCCGGATGTGTTAGCGAGCGCCATGTAGGTGTTGCTCCAGATGAAGCCGCCAGCATACACTTGGCCTTTTTTGGCGGTGTTTTTCGGTGCGCGGCCAACGAGAACGCGGTCGACTCCGACAGCGGCGGCAACTTCGCCTTCGCTCAAGAGACGGCTTTGATCCGAAGGAACGACGCCGAAGAACTGGTTCTGCACTTTGGCCGAGCGGCGGATGCGCTCGAATACAGGCATGGACATGATCAAGGTGTTCGCGAGCACGCCGTATTTGGCGAGTTCGAGCTTGGCTTGAGCAACGTCGCCGGGAACGTCGAAGCTGGTGATGTTCGCGTCGGTGTATGCTGCGCTGGCGCTGATCGCTGTCAAACCGTTAGCGGCGAATGCTGCGGAAGCAACACGGGCCTCGTGGCTGACTTGGATCTGGCGAAGGAGCATCGCGGCGATATTCACCTCGGTGTCGAAGAATCTGTCGAGATCGCGGCGGTTGGAGTCAGGAAGAACCTCTTCGAGACCGTACTCGATCGCGTCGAACGAGTCGCTTGTGAAACGGCGGCTTGTGCGGGGATATCCAGCGCCAGCGGCGATCTTTAAGGCGTCGTCGTTAAGGGCTTCGGAGTCGCCGAGGTTCAATTTCAGATATGCGCCTGAGCGAACGTCTGAGCTGAACACGGGCATGACTTCTGTGCCGATGAACAAATTGTTTTTGTTGGAAAGACCTTCAAAAACGGCCTGCGCAATATCAGCGCGGATGGTTGTGTATGAGAGTGCCATATTGGGTAGTTAAATTATTGGTTGAATTTAGGAACGTATTCCACAACGTCACCAGCAACGCCGCTGTTGATCGCAACTCCAAGAGTCACAGTCGAAGCGTTGGCGTATGTGCCGAGGATGAGACCGCTGGTAACTGCATAAACAGTGTTGCCTGCTGTCACGATCGCGGACACGATGCCGAATTGTGAAGGGAAGAAAAGTTTGACAGCGCCTTGTTGACCAGCGGCTACGTCGTTCTGGACGACACCGATGGCATTAGCGCCGGTTGATGCTGCTTGAGCAGCGTTATCGCCCGAAATATTAACGAGCGTATTCGCGGTGATGGCAGAAGCGAAGGCGAAGCTCCGAATCCCCATGTCATTTTGTGTTGCCATAAATTAGGTAGGATTAAAAATTGAGTTGGTTGTTATCGCGGGCTTCAATATAGGCTTCGCGGTGGTTGCGCATTGCGAAGCGGATCGCTTCGGTGCGGCTGCCGAGTTCCTCGGTCTTCTGGGTGATGATTGCTTTGAGATCAAATTTCTCTTCGGATTTCTCTTCAGCTACTACAGATGCTTTGACTGGAGCGGCCCCGAAGTTCGAAATGATCGTGTCGAGCTTTGCTTCGAGCTTGGAAATTGCACTGAGTTCAGCGGCCATTTCTTCTTTGGCTGGCTCTGCGGCTGGCTCTTCGGTTGGAATCATTGCTTCCATTTTTGTTTTGATCATTCCGAAAGCCTCTTCAAGTGCACTCATGCGCTTGGAAAGATCAACGATTGTTACTTCGGATTCTCCCGAATCTTCGGGCATTTCTGGTGTTGCGGTATCTTCGGGCATTTGTTGGAAAAATTTGTCAACTTGCTTGGCGGTAAAACTGAAAAGCCCGGTTGCATTTGCGGCTGGCGTTTGCACGAGATCGGCGCTGTAAAGTTCCGTGCAGGATGCGAAGTCCATCCCATTCACTTCGCGAATCGGGCCGCTGAAAGCGATGCTGATCCCGAACGTGTCGGGAAGTTTGCTTGAAATCTCTAGGACGTAATCACGCATCGGCGATGTTTCGAGAAGGTTGAGATCACCAAGAAGCTGTGATCCAACGATGCGGAAATTGTTTACGAAGCCGACGATGTCTCTAATGCCTGCACCGTGATCGAGGTTGACCTTGACGCCGCCTTTGTATGACTCCGCGCACGCCTTGACTTCCATCAAAGTCTGCTCGTCAACATAAAGCCCGTGGCCTTTTGCTTCGCCGATTGAAATTATTGAAACGCCTTCGATGACATCCATGCGAAGGCGCGGATGTCAAATGCTGTCCATCAATTCCATCGCGGCTTGTGCCATCAAATAAACTTCGAGTTCGTTTTCTTCTTCGCATCCGACAACGTCGAATGTGGACGATATCGAGATGCCTGCGCGGCCTGCGCCGGCATGGTTTCGGTTACCATTGGCCATTGTGCTTGCGCTGATCGAAAGCACAGCGTCGGACGTTCGAGAATTAAATGCGCTCCCTGTTACATTTATCCGCGATCCTGCGTTTATATCGACGCTCCCGACAGAATATCGGAGTCTATTGCCGAGAGCGTAAAGCGTAACCCTTCGCTCGTCACGCCGTCCTCCACCTCCAGGAAGATCGGTTGGAGCAATAGGCGGCGCGACTGGCATATAAATCAAGCCCTGCACGCCGATTGAGAGCGGCGTAGGGCTTGGCATTAAGCCCTGCGTGGCGATGAGCAGGGAAGCGATCATTCGTTAGACTCGCGTGACTATCGTGCTTGTGGTTCCGTCGCCGGTGATCGCTTGCGTGATCGCTCCCGCTGAGCGCAGCGTTGGCGTGACAGTGAGAGCGTTTGCGATATCGAGGCCGTGTATTTTGTGAATCTCTCCGATCTCGGTTAGTTGCGGCGCGAGTTCTGTTCTGACATTTGCAGCAGTCAATGTTGAACGACTAGAAATTGTCGCGTCAATGCGTCCGAGTTCGGTTGCTAGATTTGTTCTTACGGCGGCAGCATTTGTTATTGCGGTCGGTATCGCCGCAAGCTGAGTATCCAAATTTGCGCTTGCCATTCCTAGAGCAGCGCGAATATTAGCGGCAGTAAGCGTTGCCGTTCCAACCGTGTTATCTACTGGAACACCTGCCGCAACTGATCCTGCTGATGGAATATATGCAACGCCCGTCAATGCTCCGCTTGCGTAAATAGTTCCAAATCTAACGTCTGTTATCGCGGCTTGATTTAGACCGTTGTCAGCTGTGAACATATCAACATACGTTGTCGATCCATTCAATGCATAACTGGTCTTTGAAAGTGTCGGAGTTGAAAGTAAAATAAATTTTGGCGTATTGATAGGAACGAACCCGTTCGATGCATAAATAAATGATCCACTCACACGAACAACAGAACTTGTGTTGGTTGAACTGACCGCATTGGCAAGGGTTGATGCAGTATATGTGCCACCCGATATTGTCAGCGTTGCTGTGCTGGAATTAGTCACGCCTGCGGAGGTTGATGCTGTGATGTTGCCGGTGATTGTGACTGAGCCGGTGCTAAGGTTTGAGACTCCTGCTGCTGCTGCCGCAGTAACGCTTCCAACAATAACCAATGTTCCCGCGCCGTTGTTAAATGCTCCGCTATTTGCTGCCGCCAAAACATTTCCATTTATGGTAAATGTGCCTGTTCCTGCGGATGCATTTCCAGCGCCCGCGCCAGTGCTCCCCGTTGCATTTCCGGTAAGCGTTACTGATCCCGAAGACGTCTGTGCAACTCCAGCCGCAGAACTAAAACTGCCGCCGACAGCTGCGCCGGTAACTGACAGCGCGCCAGTTCCACTATTTAAAACGGCAGTTGAACTTACAACACTTCCACCTGTGCAGGTTCCGACAATACTAGCCGTTGCTGGAGATGCGGCTGAAAACGTCAAGCAATTTATAGAAGCAGTCGTGCTCTTGCTTGTCACATTCGACGTTAAAGTCACGCCAGAGTTTAAAACGAATGTCCCTGTTCCTGCGTTTGAAAGCTCGGTGCAAGTCACATTTGCTGTGATTGTAACCGTATGCCCAGTCGAAGCGCGGGCCTCGTCCGCTGCGCCCGGAACAATGCCCCCGACCCAAGTCGCTCCTGCGTTAAAGTTGCCCGTTGCCGCTGAAAGAATGAGCGCCATTTTTTACAGCCCCTTCGCGTAAATAAATTCCTGAATGCTTGCTGAAATTTGAGCAACGGCGGTCGCTGTCGGAGCGTCCACTCCATCAACGCTACCGAGTGCCATCGAGCGTGCGTAGTCGTTTGCAAGGATGACTTCACCATTCGCTATCCGCGTAGGAATTAAGCGCATCGCAACATTCGCGTCTTCGCTTGCGTCGGGATTCACAACGGACGTGATCGCAAGGTTGATCGTGTAAATGTCGTATGTTTCGCCGTCAATGATAATTGGGTTTGTCGGTTTCATATTTAAGCTAAAAGGATGAGTGCGTTGTTTTCGGTTGGCTTTGGGAATTTCAATTCAAATGCGCCGTCAAAGACGTGGCGCTCTCCTCCGAGGTTTAGGACGCACAAGGTTGCGTTGCCCTTGCTTGCATTGTAAACCATCGCGCCGGATACGCTGAATGTTGCATTTTTTAGTTCAACATCATCAAATGTCATAAAGGCATTTTTCCCGATGCTTCCGGTCTTGAACCCTTTGAGCTTAACGCCTCCGGCTTTGTATCCTTTGCCTTTGATCTCGCCTTCGGAAACGTAGACTTTAGTCTGCGGCCCGACCTTTGCCGATGCCGAGTAAAGAGCGATGCGGTAGTCGTCGTTAGGTTGATGAACGCCTGAGATCAGAGCGCGTTTAGCTTCAAGTGCGATTCCTTGTACAATCATTATTTTTTCTCCCATTGTGCAGAGCATACGGCTACGCGTTGGCTCTCGTCTGGATATTCGCTCGTCATTGTTCCGCTCACCATGCAACGGCTGATGAAGTCGTCTTGCTCTTCGTCTTTTTCTGGAGTCGGCATAACGAGTTCGTGTTTTGCCTCAAGTGCTGTGATGCGCCCAAAAGAATCGCGAACGGCGAGCGTGACCTTCTTGGTTTCTGGAGCGGATGCCTGCATTCCTTTGACTTTGTCAGCGGCCCCTACTTCC